AACTGAGCTATACCGGCGAAACTTTGTAGCCCGTGACGTGGGCCAGTCGATCTAGTCATCAGTACGAAGGCGCCCGATCTGAGCGGCGAGCTAACTACGTTGTATGCTACCAGCAACACACTACGCATGGACGGTAACCCGGAACCCTTAGAGCCTATGTTTCTCTAAGGCCAGCGTCAGCTTAGGCGGAGCAACGCTCATTATACTAACCTAGATTGGTCCCGTTGTTGACGTGTACGGTGACCTTCCACGGCACGGCCTTCCAGCCCAGCATTACAAATGCTTGATACCGCCCATCCACACTTTCTTCACCGCGTCATTAGGGAGAATCTTTCGTTCCTGATAACCTTTAGGCGGAAACACCAACTGAGAACGCCATGGATGTTTCTTCTTAGCTTTCGGTTTAGCGGCGGTCATGTCGTCTCACCAAGATTCATTTCCATCTGTACTTGGTTTGCGCGGTCAACGTCCTCGCGCAAGTAGATCGTATTGACCGTAGTGATATCGCACGGACCCTTAACGTCGAAATGCGTAATAAGAATCCTTGAAGTATGTACGTACGGCTGATCCCCTAGCCGTGGATGCCCTTTAATTCCGCCAAGGTTCGCGAACCAACTACCGTCCTCAAACCTCTCGAAACCCTGAAACTCCTTGAAGGTTACAATAGGGCGGTTCATGCTACCACCCTATCAAAGCCGTAGCCCTTGAAGTAATCGACGTATTCCCGGACAAGTGCATCGACCCCTTTATCTCCGCTCTTATGTTCTTCGACCAGCCCATCAGTCTCTTGGTATTCCACGAAACCTGATTCGACGTAGCTGTATGTCGGTGGACCTAGTGTTACTTCGTATTCTTCGGTATTGCTGTCGTCGTTGTGCGGAATGCGCAACGTCAGACCTTCGGTCGGTTGAAACGGTAAAGTCCGTATGGACTTAAATATTAGGTCTTCCCCCTTCGGCGTCTTCACTGTGATATGTATAAGTAGCCGGAAGTAATTTGGACTCATACGCGCACCCCTATATCGGCCCATGCGAGAATGTCGCGGGCCTCCCTGAGCGTTGGTAGGTAGCTGCCTTGAACAAGGCTGACTAGGACGGATTGCGCCATGTACCTAATGCGGTTCTCCATGGCCTGACCCGAGTTAACAAGGCGGCAATGGTTAGGTACGGCGATTGGGCGGACTTGCGGATCGAAATTCACTGAACTAACCTCCATGCTAGTACACAGTTACGGGCCGGTATAAGGTACCTGAACCCCGTTGATTGTCACCGTCCTAGGCTTTTGAATCTCCTGCAACTGCATCACGCGGTTGTTGGGCCGCTTGTCCAGTTGGTACATCTGCTTGCGCAACTTTTTCGGAACGTCACGAAAAAGGTTTACTGTGGTTTTCTTCACGCGCACAACTTACTCCCTATTGTGGTTAAGCACCATCTTCCCCTTCCGGGAAAGGTATAAACGAAGGCGGTACGCCCGCCCCCGGTAAACTGATCGGCGTGATAACGATGGACCCGCCGTGCGTGATATCGATCATAACATCAACCGCATCACCTTGCCAACCCAGGGTTTGAATCAGGTTGCTATTGCCAGCGTTGTCTAGCTGCGCTACCTGTGCCCCAGAGTTTAGGTCGAGAATTTGCATCTGGACCCGGAGTTTCATCACGCACCGCCAAGAGTCATTTCTTTAATAACTAACTCGCGGTTCTGGTGAATGTAGTCTTCGTGGTTGTCGCCCTTCTCGGTGAGGGTAGCGAGCAGGGAAGTCCCATTGCGGGTTTCCTCCCATACTTCCACGTAGACATTAGGTTCGACCAGTTCAATACGGACTTTGGTGGTCATCAGCCTTTGCGCCTGTTCGTTGTTTTCTTCACGACTCGCAGGTTGCTACGAGCGTTGCTCAGCTTACTTCCACCAGTGGACCCGCTCTTGTGATCCACTTCCTTGCCGTCCACCTTGGCTTTACCTTCCCGACCTAATGCCCGCACAGCCTTATTGCGCTGATTACGGTTATCGATCTGGGACTGCTTGCCATGGTACTCGGCGTATTCTTTCGCGTAGTTACGCGGCTCTTTGCGTGGCATTAGCCGATCATCACCGGGATATAGATAAAGTCCCCAACGTTAATAACGCTAGAGTCCGTGATCTGGGGATTGGCGAACATCAACGCTTCAACAGTCAAGCCGAAACGTACAGCAATGTCCGCGTAGGTGTCCAACGGTTTAGCGCGATAAATCGGCATCGTGATAGCCCCGTGTTAGAATTAATTGCCGGTAGCCCATCCATACGGATCGTTACCCGGCTACAGGTAGACTCGGTTCAAAGCTCCGAACTGGCGGTGTCCGTACTAATAGACTACCGGCAATTAATTCAGTGGAACACTAAGCATCGTTGCCCGGTGTGTGGAGGGGAGCCACAGTATGCGGTCTGATACTTAGTGCTCCACTGAATTAACTACGCTGCATGGCGGTTTCACGCGGGGGAGGGGACATTACTCCCGCCATGCAGTGCAGAAACTTATTACTTCAAGTGCTGCTTGATTTCCCAGAGCTTGGCCTTGAGCCAGCCCTTAGCAGCAGCGGTGGCGTTACCCAGCATGGTTTCAATCTGGGTTTCGATTTCGGTCGCCACATTATGTGCTGCGGCCTTCGACTGCAAGTGCTTCTGTACTTCGTTCTCTGCGGCTACCGGGTCTTTCAGATACGGCTTACCGGGAGGGTGGTCAAGCTCCTGCTCGTCCTGCAACTCCGCTCCATCCAGCGCCGCTTTCAGTTCCGCGTCCTGCGCCTTCTGCTCTGCGTTCTCGCCGTCGAGGATGGCCGCACGCTCTGCGAGCGCTGCATTGGTGGCCTTCTGTTCGTCGGTCAAGCCGTCTTCCTGCGGCGGCTTCTGGTCTTCGGTCTGGCTTCCCGCCGCAACGTCTGCGCTTTCAGAACCAGTCGTGGACCCTTCCTGATTCGTGGGCGGGGTCTGGTCAGACGTTGCGGCGGTACTCTGGTCGGCAGGCTGTCCAGTCGGAAGCTGTTGGCCTGTCTGTTGTTCGTTGGTATTAGTTTCGTCGGTCATCGGGTCACCTTAATGGGTCGCGGCCTGCCGCGCAAGAGGTTGTATAAAACTCTACAACGCCCGGGGGCCGAACGCAAGCCCCCTCTAATAAAGGAGCCGGGTGAACTTAATCACCCGGCTACCTAGACCTACTTCCTGTAGCTACCGCTTCCGAAACTTATTGGCGATTACTCGTCGCCAAGCAGGTCTTCGCCGTCTTCCGCAAGGTTCTGCTCGTCTTCCTGCGTCACGGGTTCCTGCTCGTCGGCGGCACGCTCGCCGTTGTGCCACACGCGGAGGGTCGGGGTACCATCGCCGCCTTCCTCGCCGTCCGGGAAGTAGCGCGTCACGACATGAATACCGAGCTTCTTGCCGAGCGAGCTAAAGTAGCTCTGCTTCTGGCTGGCCTTACGCTTGGCGTCTTCTGCCTGCGTCAGCACCACGCCTTCCTTGGTCTGCGCGCCTTCCGTGCCGGTGACCGGGATCGCGAAGGACTGGCCCTGCGACATCTTGTCGAGCGGGTACTGCGAACCACGCGGGGCGAATTCGATTTCACGCTTGGGGATCGAGACGCCATCTTCGATAACGATATTGAACGACATGACTGTAACTCCTTAGAGGTTTGGTTGGTTGTGCGGCCCTGCACTGCGACCGTGGACATAGTAGAACAGACGCGATTTCAACTTGTCAACTACTTTCTTCAACTTTCTTTGTCGGGGTCAATCAAGTCTGCTGCCATCGCTTCCAGACGGTCGGCCAACTTAATCACTTCGGCCTCACGCAACTGCCGTCCCTTGTCTCCCTGACTCATAAACCGATACCACCCAGCGGTGTAGCGTACCGATATCTCTTTGCCATGGGCGCGCTGCCATGCGGTTTCAAGGCGGCGGCACACGGCGTCAATGTGTTCTGCTTGCGCATACTGGCGATCCATCTGCCTACCCTTGGCCTTGTCTGTCCGTACGTTCCGGCGAACCTCATAGCGCGTCGTCATAGGTTGAACGTCCCCACCGGGTAGCGGGCCTGTCCCGAGCCGCCCAGACGCTTACACACGCCCACCCAGCCGTTATCGTGGTTGTGTCCATGGCCGTGCTGCGGACGGAGCATGCAGACCAAGTGCGCCAGTTCGTGCGGCACTACGTCTTCAAGTACGGCATTCAGGTTTTGTTCCACGGCGGCTTTACTGATCCGCACCAGCAACAGCACCTTGGCATTAGGTCGGCGGATCACGCCCGCCGCACCGGCTGCGCCGCAATGCTTGAGCTTCAACATGGACTCTTGGTTATGGAACGCCAGAACAAAATCGTGAGGCTCGTGAATCTGGTACGTGTTCTTAGCCTCAGTCCACAGAGCCTTAGCCCGCTTGATGACTTTATCAATGTCATCGGTACGGTTGTCGGCGTTGTAGTATTTAAAGGGTGACCCCTGCAACCCGTCAGGCATGACGCTTAAACTCCGCTACTGGTTCGTGTGAGAAGTGGACAATCACGTTGTCCGTTCCGTCTTCCAACTTTGTCTTGCACCAGCACTCCCGACTTAATTCGTGGCCCTTGCCGAACAAAGGTATGACGTGGAAGTCTGTACCTTTGTCGAACACACCCCACTGACCGGCTGAGACTTTATGCGGCTTCACCAGTTACCTCCTATCGTCTCAGCTTCCCCGAACGTACACGGCCCGCACAGCCCTGTGGCTGGATGGACTGGCGATTGCCCGCATACTTCACACTCGTAATCCCATCGCGGTTCATTGCTATTAGGGTCGAGCGGTGGCCGTGGGTCTACGTGACCTTGCCCGTCTACGCGCTTATTATTCATGGCTAGCCCAGCCTGTATTCAAGTTGGCGAGTCATTTCCATCAGGCGTTGCCGCGTGATGCGGTTCGACAAACCTTCGATCTTGATCCAAGGGTTATCGTAGCTAATCGCCGGATGGCACCCGTAGACTTTATAGTACGCGTCCGTGTACCGTTCCACCAGTCCTTTCAGACTGCGATCCATCTTGTGCTTGCTCTGTTCCTTGGGCATCAGCACGTTAGACTGAATGGTGACCATGGGCTACACCCCTACGTCATACGTGCCGGTTTCGATAGCCACATAAAGTTCATCAGACGGAGCGTCCTTTGGAACTTTACTGTTCAGAGTAGCTACCAGAGCGTTAGCTTCCGTTACATGCGCTGAGTCGTACTTAGCCACTTGAACGCCGGTAATCAGATTAATTACTTTGATGGTCATATGTGTACGCCTCCTTCCATAAATGGGACTGCGACTCTAACGGTTGAGGAAGACTGCATCTTACGACATTCTTCCGGGTCAGCATACAACATTCCCCACCTGCCGTCATCATACTGGTTGGCGTACAGGTAGCCCGTGGCATGTGCTGGCGGGGGTCCGAAGCACGGGATATTAAGTTCTTCCTTGGTGGTATGGTTAACGCCTTCACCTTTCCCGTTGACCCATCCAAGCTCACCACTCTTGTCACCTTCACCCATCAGAATAACGTCCATGTCTTTCGCGGTGACGTTACTCACCTGAACTACTTTCCACCAATGTCCTTTGGCGTCTCGTACGGTCAATCTTTCGTGGGGTGTGACATTGTACGTCATGTGCGTCACTCCAAGTTGTCGTAGATATCTCGGGGTAGATCGTCGGAGTTGCCGTAGATACTGCCAGCATCCCACGGTCTATTAAATACGTAGTCCTTGTGGTACATGTCCCGGATGGCCCAGCCATCGCCGCTCTGTGAGCCGGGGCCGTACTCCCAGATAAGGTACTCATGCAAATACTTCTGGTTGAACTGGCAGACCATGTGACCGAGTGAGTATACCTCACGGCAGTCTGTTTCGGGGTTATCGTAAACACCTACTTCGGCGGTGCGTTCCTGCTCGGGCAAGCTCTGCTGATGCCGTCCTGTCTGCTGCGCATGCTTCTGCACAGCTTCCTTCATATACTGCACCAGTGTACTGAGCGGCGTATGTCCGGCAAACTCACAGTAAAGCGTGTCGCCGTTATGCTGGCTCAAGCTACACCGCATTTCGATCATGTCATCATAGGCACGACGACCGAACGTTACTTTGATGAACTTAAACTCTTGCTTGAGCCCGTCTATAAAGTTCTTATACGCCTCGCCAGTTAGCAGGCACATCGCCGTATCGACAAAGCTCCAATCGCCTAACCGCACGATGGTACGTGAGTCTTCGCCACGGTTGCGGGCGGTACGCTTAAAGTCATCACGCGCCATCATACGCTGTTCCAACTGAGAGTAATCAAAGCCGTACATGCCCCGGTATCTGTCTACCTTTGACATAGCCTCAAACATTTCCCTAAGCTTCTCCCAATTAGTAGGCGGGATAGTCTTAGCCTCGTCAATCATTTCTATGTCAAACGTCTGACGAGTCTTAGGTACATTAAACTTCGGTTCAATCTCCACCTGCGATTCGATGAACCGCTTGTCGCCGCGTATCTGCGCTTCCTTGGACTTAAACTGTGTGAGTTGCTTCGCGGCAACTTTATTGCCGTACTTACGCGACATGGTGAATACCTGTCGGCTGGGTGTTGCTGTTAGCGAACTGGATAAGCTTAAAGAAGCTCGGGGGAGTGCTACCAACTTGGCGCTCGTACCCCTGCCTCAGTAGGAAACCTGCGAAGCGGTCATTAATGACCGACTCGAAAAAGATAGCACGCGACCATTCAGACATCGCCACGGCACGCTCAATCTGGGGCAGCAGCACTTTGAACTTACCGCGCCCGGGATCGTCGTTGGAAATATTAGCTATGTCGAGCGTGCGCGTAGGCGTGCTGTCTTCGTACGTAGCCGAACGCAGATAACGATGGTGTGCCAAGCGCACGTAGATATCGAACGGTCCTACTTCAACCCACTTACGTTGAGCGTAGCCCATAGCGAGCGGGTGAGCTTGGATAAATTCGTATAGGTCTTGGAAACCTTTCATGGGGTAATCCCTCCCGGCCAAGTGACCCAGATCGTCACGCATGGTATTAAGTTCAAACACAGCCGCTTGTTATGCGGTGCCCAATGCCCACCGATCCAGAGACTACCCTTCCGAAACAGTACGCCGTACTTAAATCCCTTCCGGGTAGTCCCTAAGATCATGGCTTAAGCCTCCATCGTGGCGACGCTGGCCTTGTTGGATTCGTGCTGGTCAATAAACTTCTGGAAGTAGTCGATACGCTCGGACAGCAAGCGGTCGCCGGTCTTGAAGTTCGGACGCAGACCGTACACTTCCGGGTCAATCTGGCTATCGTCCAACTGCTTGTAACACCACGTCATGGCATCGCGGACGTACTGCGCCGTCACCAGACCTAGCTTGGCAGACGGCATATGCGCCAGCTTATCGGTCAGGCTGTAGCACATGCTGATGGTGCTGAGCATTTCGTGCAGGTTGTCGTTGAGCACATGGAACTGAGCGTGCAAGTCGCTGCCGATCTTGGCGCGCATCTTATCGCACGCCTGCTTTTCAAGGCGCTGCTTTTCCTGCCGCTTTTCCAGTTCTTCGCGCAGCGATTCTGCGAGGGTTTCACCGAAAGACATTGGTATCTCCTTATCTGTTGAGGTTGATATTACTTCGTGAAACCGGACAACTTCGCAGCGACACCTAGCGGCATCGCAAGGTATACACGGAACCGTTGGTCTGATGCTCCGGTAAAGGCTTCCAGTTCCGGTAGATTGAACGCGAACCCAGCCGCCTCAAACAACCCATTATCCACCACGACCACAATGTCATGGCTCTGGAAGCGCTGAAATGCTTCGGTCTTGCTGACTTCGACGGCCCCAAAGTTGTCTTTGAGGTATTGGGCTTTACCCTTTCGGCTTCCCGTTTCAATGTAGTACCCCATGATTAACTCCCATGTACCCATCACCATATTAGCTCGCCGGATAATGCTTTCCTCCATGGCGAACCCCGCATCATTCAACTGCACTTGCTTGTAACCGGTGGCTCGGTCGGCCTGTCGGCGCAGTACCATTAAGTCTTTGGCGTACTTAAATGCGCCTTCGGCCAGTACATTATTGACTGTCTTGTCCATACACCCTCCCGGCTAGACATAGTAGCACGTTCAACTTTGGGCGCGCAAGCCTCGCTGCGCGCCTCTGAGCCATACCTTATAGGAGGGTGGCGCGTTACGCGGCCATCCCCGCCAGATCGTCAACCGGCGTGCCCTGCTGCGCATCGCGTGCCCTGGCCTCGGCCTCACGTCGCGCCTGCCGTGCAGCTATCAGTTGTGCACGTTCCTCGGATGCGCGCTGCTGCTCTGCGATGTATGCGGCCTGTTCCCGTGCCGTCTGTCGGCGTTCCTCGGCCTTGTGACGCATGCGAAGCGCCATCTGTACGGTTTCGCTGCGGTAGTCTGCCGGGTCAATCCCCAGCGTTCGCAGCATGCGATGGAATCCGGCCTTGCGGACGCTGTAGGGCATAGAATCTAATTGGGCTTTGGTAAACAGGTCGGACTTATTCACATGGGTCATGTCACTGTCGCGGACATATTCGACAATGGCATTAGTCAGCATGATATGCTTGAGCAATGCGCTAGCGTCTTCGCGCATTTCAAAGAACCGAAACTCAATCGTCCCATAGCTGCCGTAGCCGGTGAACCGGATGGCATTACCTTTCCCGATGTTCTGCGCGAGCACGTCAATAGCGACTTTACCACCGTGGGAGCGCATGCGGTGCAGCTTGAGCCGCCACCTAGCCATGTCGCTCCGGCATGCCTCCGCGTCACGCAGATACATACGGCGATAGCGTTCGTTTTGAGTGACCGCATGCGCGTGGTTCGTGTATTGGATAACGTTGTCGCGACTGCCTTGAATCATCCGTTCAAGGTCTTCCTCGTTCCAGCCATTAGCACGCGAAAATAGCGTCTGCGTACTCATCGGCTCGGCGTTAATGTCGTCCACCACGTTGAGGTGCGCCCACGCCAGCCACGGATTCATCGCTGCAAACGCATTCATGCGCGCCTTGTACGCCTCGCGCTTGTTACGGTCCCTGCCGAACAGGACGCCCGTATGGATATGTGCGCCGCCACCTGCCATCCAATCGACCACGGGGTTGAGGTCCATCATGGACGCCTCGCGCATAATGCGGCGCATGGCGCTGTGCAGCTTAGCGCTATTAATGTAGGGCTTCGTCGGGACTTCCACCACGCTCGGGTCCATCGAGCAGCCATAGTGCGGGATTTTCTTATGTTCCAGCACGCGGCGCAGCATGGTCGCGAACGCGCTGCAAAGGTCGCTATCGTTCACATGGCACGCGGCTTTGCCGAACACTTTTTCACCCTTAAACCGCTTGATCTGGCGATCCAGAATGGCCGGCGAAAAGGTCAGTTCTACGCCCATCGTTGTTGCAAGTTTCATAGACATACTCCCTGCGTGATTAGTGTTGGTTTTGGGACTGGTTTTTGTCGCGGGTTTTGCTGTGCGTGATAGCCCCGCTTGCACTGACTTTGTATCATAGCCTATACACCAGTGCAAGCGGTTTGCAATCCTTAGTTCGGTTTGAACTGTACGTGCTTGGCTACATGCTCAATCGTAAGTGTGCTGGCCTGACTGTTGCCGGTGTCAGGATCACAGTCGAGTAGCAGCGCCGAACCGGCTAGCACCTGCCATGTGTCCCGGTCGTTCAAGTCGTGCCGCCACTGAAAGTAATGCTGCAATTCGGGCGGCACAAACAAACCTTCATCATCCACATACAGGTCATGGGTCACGCCGTCCGTCTCACCCACACAGACAATATCGAATAGCCCTGAGTCTGCATGGATTAACTTACTGATGGTTCGGAAGTCGCCGTTATAATCCACTTCGGTAATGGTCTTATCGGCTGGGTTAATCAGAATAGCGCGCATAACATTATCTCCGGTGATTAGGCGTGAATGCCTAAGTTAATAAACTTTAACCCATGACGCATACGCAGATAGTTAACTTCCTCGCGCATGGCTTGGCTGCGGCGGCGCTACAGAATGCAACACCGGCTTGACTAAAGTGTGAGCCGCTTGAACGTACATACTCAATGCTATACGTCCAGCGCTCGGCCCCATCGTTGCTCACAGTGCCAGGGCGAATGTCTAATACTTTCATCGTTAGTATCCCTCGCATGACAAGTCAAACATCGCCCGATCGTTTGCCTCACGCTGCACCCATGCGGCTTCGTTAGCCGCTGCCAGCGCCGCCACGCGCAACGCTTCAATCAACCCGTGGACTGCTATGGCTTGCATGTCGCGCGCCTCTCGTGCCGTGGCGTAGCCGCTGGCGCTGTGGCTTAGGTCGCCATCGATACGGATCGTATAGCGCCATACTTGCGGCCTGCTCGGATGGTACGGGGCGCGGTAGATGCGCCCCGGTTCAACGGTATGTTTACTCATACGTCCTCCATGCTGCGCTGCTTTTCAATCTGCTTATGGACCCATGACACCGGGTCGCTACCAAACTCGTAAGCGTCCGTAAGGTAGCCGCCCTGCATCACAACGTCCTGCGGGTCGAGGTTGAGATACTTACGGAACTCTCGTTCACGGTGGCTGTTGCCGTGCTGTGTCGGATGGCCGAACAGCCAATCACACCCGGCCATCATATCGACGTCTGTGGCCACACTCGCCAGCTTGAACGCTACGGCTCGGCAATACTGGCGCGTTGCAAAGACGGCTATGGTATTCATCAAGTCTACCGGGTGAGTCTCGATAGGCACCGTCCCGATATAGCCTGCCCCGCTGCGTTGCAGTGCCACCAGTGCGTGTAACTCTACCGGGCGTTCTTCTGCCGTGCGCATAATGAGTGCCGCAATGCCAGCCGCACGGCGTTCTAGTTCGGCCTGTCCCGTGCCACCGGACACGACGCACTCAATGTAATACTTGATCGGCGCTACGTTGTTTTCTTCGCGTGCACGTATCCGCATGCTATCGGGTGCGCCTGCTAGGTAGTCGCCTACCATGGGGTAGGCACCCATGAGACTAGGGTGCCACTGGTCGATAGCACGATCACGGAATGACGCGTCAATCTGATTAACCAAGTCGCGCGCCGGTTTCATGTGGGACTCAGTGATGCCGCGCTCGCAGTGGTGGACGGCATTACGTTCCGAAGTCTCCCCATAGAACGCCTGCGCGCCACGGTAGTTACCGCCATAAGCTAGCTCAATAAGTGAGCGTCCGCTCTCTGCCGTGCGGTACGTCTCGCTAACACTGGTGAACTTCTCCACCACAAGCGAACCGTAATAACGTCCATCGATCTTAACGCGCTCGCTTATTTTCTCTTGGCTAGACATAATCGTTTCCCGTTAGTTAGTGTTGTGTGGGTTTCAATTACATACGGTTCGTAACGGTGCGCCATTGATCGTCGCTCATACCCTTGCGGATAGTCGCAGCAATAGCGAAGTCTTGCGTAAACCCAGCGCGGATAAGCGCGGCACCACGGATGCTAGCGCGAGGCGACACCACATGCTTGATACCTGCACCCTGCACCGCTTTGCGCACCTTGTGCACATAGTTCACCCACGCATCATTGCTCGCGAGCGCACGCTCTAACGCTTCGTCGTAGCCCCACTCCAACATGATGAACCGATCCACGGTAGCCGCATCCAACTTGTTACGGCCCACATACTCATGGGTTGCACCACTGCCGAACGTATTAGCTGCCGCGATCACGATACAGTTTTCATGCCGCACAACGTCACCGTCCGGGAACACACAGTGACCATTCTCAAGCGCGGCATTGAGTGCCACCATGGCTTGCGGATTGCTTGCGTCCACTTCGTCAAACAGAAACACCCCGCCATGCTCATACGCTTCCCGGAACGGCGTGCGGTGCACCGTGCCGCCCGCATCACGAAAGCCAGTCAGCTTGTAGTCTGTATCTACTGCGCCGGTATGGTGGAAGTCCAAACCCATAACCTTTGCCGCGTTCATTGCTGCGGTCGTCTTGCCGCTGCCAGCCGGACCGGGAAGCCATACCGGGAACGCGTAGCCGTTATGGTCACGCACCTGTAAGAGCGACAACAACACCGGGAATTGCTTGTGCTGAATCCCCGCATTTTCCGTGCTGGTATTGCCTTCGCTATCCGTGCGCGCAATGTGAACCACGGTAGGCACCGCGCCAATCTTTGCTAGCTCCTGCCCGCACACTGCCCGCGCAATCGCTTCCACCTGCGCCGGATCAATCGCAGGCTTATTGCTCGCTGCCAATGCCGCCATGAGATTAGCCAAAGCATCCTTTACTTCTGGCTGTGCATTCGCTTCGCCGTTGTCCGTAGGCGTCACTTGAGCCGCACTATGCGTAGCGGCTGGCTGCGCACGCTGCACTCGGCGCGGATTAGGTAGCGGCACGCTATCTGTCACCATAGAGCTAACAATCTCCTGTATGTCATCACGCGCTGCGCTGGCTTGTTCCATGGTCTGGTGATTCCCGGTGTTGTTGAAGTCGCCGTCTTGAATGTATGCGGTATGCGGCTTGCCCGCCTTACCTTTGCCCGCCTCAATAATGGCATGGCTTGATGCTTCCAACGCCGGTAGATGCGCTTCCATTTCGTTCATGCGGTCGCCGTACGTCTGCACCATGTGTTGCGCGTAGTTCGCCTTGAACGGTTTGGCGAATGCCTTGATATCCGTAGGCTTTGCACGGCCAGACATCGCCATTTCCAGTTTGTTTATGTCGCTGGTAACAAGGTTTGCAATACGCAGCGCCATAGGGTGAGAGAACTTAAACGATAGAGTTGCCATGATTTAGGTGTCCTATTGTTAGTGTTGCTGGTGTCACTTCGGGGTTTAACTTCGGCTCGCTTTCAAGGCGAGGCATGAGTATAGCAGGGTCTAGAATAAAGTTCTACTAGGTCTGCCACGGGCAATAGATCGATGGATAAGCGAACCTCGCCCGGTTTGTTTCCTGTGTTTCCTAGTGGTGTCGGTGAATGAGTGTCACGCACTGGCAGGAAACAAACCGCGATAGGTTACAAGCGCACTAAAAGGTTACAGCGAGTTAATAGGATACAAGCGGGGTCTAGCTAGCAGGTGTTGCCGGTAAGCGTATCGAGTTAGATAGACGGGCAGGGTTTAACGAAAAATGTACAGACAGACTAAGGTTACAAAAGAAACGCATGGAATCAATCACTTACGTGCGGCGTTTCCTCTGTTTCCTCTCTAGACAGTAGCTAGCGAAAATCGAGGCGTTTACAGCACACGCACTAAGTAACCTTGTTTCTAAATGGTGTAGTTACGCACTAATCGGAAACGGCAGGTCTAAATGGTTACTAGTGGTGGTGCGGTTTTCGCCTCGCGTGTGAACCTCTATTAAAAACTGGATACAGGTTACAGTTAAATACTACAAATGAGCAGTACCAATGGTTCCCGCTGTTTCCTACTTGTAACCTTTTATGGAAATTAAACGGAATTCTAATAATCCGTCTGTGTTGAACCTACGGCTAGGATACATAGCAATTTACGCACACAGTAACCTTGTAACTTTCCTGTGTACCTAATACGGCCACCGTCCATGGCAGCCTATTAAGTCGGGGTGAACCCTATTTAGAACTTAATTAATAGGTAAACCCAGCTTGCACCATCGCATTACCTTTTCTGTACACAACGTGATTGACATCATCACAGTCGATTAATTCATACTTGCCAGTTGCGCGGTCGTAATCTCCACGCTGATAAACCTTATTACTGTCCGGCTTGAGCTTAATAAACTCGCCTTTCGGTAGAGACTTAATCATATACATACCCAGTTCCACGGTATTAGCTTGCGTAGTCATATGCGAGACTCCCATTAAGTGACGGCGTAAACGTTGAAAGAGTAATTAACTAGATATTAGTTAATCGGAACTACGGATTAAGCGGCCCGGAGCCTTTCTTACCGTAGACTCTATTATACCATCCTTTTTGATTAAGTCGGATTAAGTTTAATTATCCCGGCCAGTATTATCTCTGATTAATTCCATCCGGCAGGCCACGGCGGGGGTAGGGGGCACCGGACCAAGCGATTTCGCACCCCCCTGTCGATCCGGCAAGCCCACTCCGACATACATACTAGAATACCCTTGTAACTCAGATAATCCGCGCATACTTCGATCTACTTGAGATAGACACCACCCCGTCAATCTGTTCCCAGAAAATATCTCGCACCCTTTGAAAATTCGCCCTTGCGTCGGCAGTGCGGCCCCGCGTACTCTGTAACCCTATCGACCCGGACGTTGTAGAATATGCAACAGCACCCAGCCCCCGCAGCCTTTAATGACTCTGTAGCCCTACGTGCGCAGAACCTACGCTTCCGTGGGATAGGCAACCCCTACGCTTTCTTGAATGGCATTGGCATTGTACCCATTAAGGAATTCCTGTTCCGTGGGGCTACGATCATCGAGCTAGCGGAAACCATCAACCTTCCCGTCAGCACTATACGAAACTGGATCGAGCAAGAAGGCCACCAGAACGATATTGACGAGGCTAGCACACTCTCCGCAGAAGGCTATCTGGTACAAGGCGAGAGGATGTTGCGTACTGCGGCTAATAAGTTCGAGTTGGATCGGGCAAAGTCAATGCTGGAACATGGACGTTGGCTGGCGTCGAAACGCGATAAGAAAACCTATGGTAACCTTCCCGGTGAACAGGGTGGTGCCGCAGCCGTCAGTTATACATTCAATATCGGTGCAGATAATGCGCAGATCAACATTGCACAGCAGACCAACCTGCGACATAAGGGCGAGGAAGATGCACCTCCACCGGTCACATTTGACTTAAATACATTCCAGATCGACGGACATAAACCTGATCACTTGCAGAAAGTTCACTCGGACTTTCCGGCCATTGCTGCCCTAGAAGTCCCGGAGGACTACGAGTGACTGTAGTTAATAAGACCTACACAGCAGAGCCCACGCCGCAGCGGTTACATAATGATCGTGGGATGGACGTGCAGTACATCGAAGGACCGATGGGTTCAGGTAAGTCTACTGCGTGCATGATGGAGATACTCATGCGTGCGTTCAGGCAGCAGCCGGACGAGAATAAGATACGTAAGTCGCGCTGGGCGATTGTGCGTAATACGTACCCTGAGCTTAAGACTACCACTATTAAGACTTGGCAGGAGTGGGTACCGGATGAAGTAGCTCCGGTGGTTTACTCTATGCCGATCCTATGTAAGTTTAAGCAGCGCATGGCGGACGGTACGAAAGTTGAGCTAGAAGTTTATTTCATGGCGCTGGATACCCCAGATGACGTGAGTAAACTTCTGTCACTGGAACTGACTGGTGCGTACATCAACGAAGCTCGCGAAGTACCGTGGGAGATTTTGGAAGGTTTGATTTCGCGTATCGACCGATACCCGAAAACCATTAAGGATGACCAAGGAAACAAGTTATATGGTGCGACTGAACCCGGCGTTATTGCCGACAGTAATCCGCCTAGAACTACACATTGGGCGTACACAAAGTTTGAACCGGGAGCATCCGAAGAACCTGCACCGCAATCGTGGCGTCGATATAAACAGCCGCCTGCGGTGTATTGGGATGGAGAACGGTGGGTTCTTAACCCTGATGCAGAGAACTTACGGAATCTATCCAGCGATTACTACGACCGACAGCTAGCGCTGGGTGAAGAACACATTCGCGTGAACTTGGCCGGTGAGTATGGCATGACTAAGCGCGGTAAGGCCGTGTTTAGTAAGTTCAGCGAAATGAAGCACGTCGCTAAAGAGATATTGCTACCGCGACGCGGTACGACAATCTTGCTAGGCGTAGACTTTGGCCTGACTCCGGCAGTGGTAGTTGGACAACTTAATATGAAGGGACTGGTGTTACTGGATGAGTTACCAGCAACCGATGAGTCTCTTGAAGACTTCCTAGATCAGTATGTGCTGCCACTACTTCGCACAAAGTATAATGGCTACACAGTAGTAGCATCAGGTGACCCTTCCGGTTCGGGACGGTCTAGCTTAACTAAGATGACGTCAATACAAATGATGATGCAGCGAGGCATCAAGACGTATCCTGCGGTAACGAATAACTTCGGTAAACGTAAGGAAGCGGTCGATTGGTTCCTAGGTCGCGATGAAGGTTTCGTGGTAAGTCCTAACCTTTCACACATTCGTGAAGTAATGGGAGCGGGTTATGTATGGAAGCAGACCCGGAATAATGCAGGCAAAGTGCTAGACATCGCAGATAAGAATGAATTCTCACATATGGCAGATGCGATCCAGTACCTTGCGCTCTATGCCCGCTATGGTGCAGGCGTGGCCTCTAAGCCCGAAGACAACGGCAAGCCAGCGCAGAGTGGCCCGGGGTTCCGGTACGCTTGACGGGCGGCGCTGCGCGCCCTACGGTCAAGGCTCGGGGCAAGTTGCAAGGGTGGCGCATGAACGGTATCGACCAAGGTGTGTGGATCATCAACCGCACCTTTCAGGACTACTTAGACCCGAAATACAACTCACTGTCTGCTAAGTTGCAATTAGGTACGACTGGACTACAAGAGTCTAAATTCATCGACCGTATCCAACAGCCGAATGGGCCTGCCCATAGTTTCTGGCAGATGGAGAAAGGCGGTGCAATTCACGGTGTACTCAAGCCGGGTTCAATTGTATTGGCTGATGTACAAGCACTGTGCGCCAAGTTAGGCGTGGCTCCCACGGAAGAAGCTATTTACGCAGCAGTAATCAACAACGACATTCTCGCTTGTGGTATCGCCCGACTGGCGTACTACTGCGACCCCAACCCGCTTCCAGAGGTAGGTGACGTCGATGGTGCTTGGCGCTGCTATATACGAAACTGGGGTCCGGGGAAACCTAAGCCCCTTACATGGCCGGGGAACTATACTGCGGCCAGGAGGGCGTTTAATGTCTGACATGCCACCGACCGGCGGTAGCTTTAGCTGGGGTCAGTTAGTAGCAGGTGGTTTAGTAGCTCTAGGTTCACTCGGCGCAGCAGCAGTAGCTTTCCGTAATTGGATCGTCTCAAGCGCTACGGGCGTAGCAGGCGACCAAGCACAGATTGAAATTATCCGCATGCTACGTGAACAGGTAGAGCGGGAGAGTGCCCGAGCCGATGCCGCTTCCGCTGCACGTGACGCCGCACTAGATCAGATGCGCGGCATGAAAGAACAGATGACAGCAATGTCAAATGAACTTACTGCCGTTAAGCTGCAACTAGTTCAAGTACAGAGTAGACTCGGTGAGGTAGCTCATAATACGAGCTTGACTACTGGAACCCCATGATACTCCCAACTAAGCGAGACTTAATCTATGCCGCTATTGCAGTATTCTGCGTAGCGGCTTTCGCATTTGCGCTGTTCTTCCTCGGCTACAACTACGCACATAAGAGTGACGCGCTAACCATTAATGGATTGCAGACTAAGCTAGATGCAGCGATGGCAGCGAACAAAGCCAACGACAGCGTACTAACTGATTGCAATAAAGCGACGAATGATGCGATGGTAGCGCAGGCGGCAGCAGAGCAGCGTGAGAAGAAGGCGAGTGATGCGC